ATTCGTGCTGAGCACAAAACATAAAACTTTACGACCATTGAGCAAAATTCCATCGCCCCCGCAGGGGCAACTTAAAAACTCTTATGGTAGATATTAAGCTTACGCCCTGCGCTTTAGACTGCGTTGGGTACGCAGCGGAGGGGCCGTATCCCTCCCTCCCTCAAGGGGAGCGTTTTGTTTTCCTTTTTCCACTTAACCAACGATCGCGGGGACCATTCCAAGCAGCTCGAACATAGGCGGACAATTGATGTAGTAAACAGGATCGAAATCCGGTCCCGAACCACACGCAACGTCCACAATGGAGTTCAAGCCATTGCCCGTAACGTTCCTTCGCCACTTCATCACATAACTGTCCTCATTGCTTTCTCCAGTGGTCCCATACAAATTGTACGGGTTCCACGGTTCAAACTTGCGTCGAGAATAGTAAGGAAGATTCGCCATGAGGCCTGCCTGAGTAGTCTGGTTTGTCAACACCATTCCACCAGGCCCTCCGTTTGCAACTTCACCGTCTCCCGTCATGAACTGTACAGCTCTAGAATGGGTTTCATTAACAACTGCAAACTTGAGAACGCCCTCATTGGACAAATATGGCCCTTGATCCGATGGTTTGAAAATGGTTACACTTCCGACGGGAACGTATGCATTTGGCTGCACGTTCACATTGAAAGTGTAATTAACGGAGCCCCGGTATCCAGCGAAACAACTAGTCACCCACAACAGTGGGTGATTATAGCTTATAAACGCTTTCTTGGTTCCCACACCAATCGTGGGCTCAACGTTTTCCGTCCCAAAGGAGGTATAACCTCTAGGACGGGGCATTCTTTGCACTCGAATATAGTACTCCGTCAATCGAGCCGTGGTAATATTATCGATGAGCACGGTGTGCCATGCCATGCTCTGACGATGCAGCAACTGCCTCAGGGAGGGACATTTCTCACCAAACACGTAAGCATACGTGTCTTGTGATAGGTCCGCTTCCGTCCCTAAGACTGTTACATTTGATTGCAACGTCAGCAATGAGTGTGCCGGGTAAACAGTACCTGGCTGAGCCAGCTCATAGTTATCACCTGCCTCCACGAACACTAAAATGTCCACATCAGATGTGGACACAGGTGCCGTGAGGGGGTTCAGAACTCTTAGCTGTATCGTGCCATTAGACTCTAAACCTGGCGTGCCTTGCACGGTTGGTGCCCCAGCCGAGTTGCTCCAGTATCTCGCTGTCCCTGTGAGAGGAACATTGAGGAATGGAGCAGCTTGAGCATAAGGTACGCGCACAGACACTTCGTTTGTCTCGTCCAAATCCAATATCGCTGTGTATACGGTAGCGACGCCAGTGGCCGGCATCGCAGCGTACAGGTTTAACGGATCGAACATCACCGCAATCCTGCCTCGATGATACTTCGACTTGATAACTCGGAAGGTGAAGATGATATCTCCTCTCCACCTTTCAAACATGCCAGAAGCAAACGAAACGGGTGTTGGAAAAACACACGCTGGTGTTCCTCCACGCTCGTACAAAGTGGGGACGACAGATGAGCTGAAAAGAATTGTATCCTCACCATGCACTGTCTGCCACAATGTGCCACAAAGGAAGCTACGACGACCACAAAAATTTGCCAAAGCAAGCATGTCATCGTCAACATCCCCTGGGTACTTCCCCACAGACGTCTCCGCCTTCGCTGTCAGAGAGAGCTTATTGATAGGCTCACGCTGTTCAGTAGACGCCAACGTGTGAAAGCTCACTGGCTTCACCCCCTCCACATTGGTGATAACGGGAGGGTTTGTGTAACCGAAGAAGCTTGCCACGTTCTTCACAGCTCCTGCAACAGTGGAAGTGGCCATCGCCACCTGCCCAAGCACAGGAACGTCTCTCAACCTCTCAGCCACTCCTTGGACAATCGAAGCAGGACGTGAAATGGGCCCCGTAGCCCACTCGTCCTTCTTCGCTTGCAGAGTCAGTTTAGCAGTGGCACCACTCAACTCTACATTCTCTGCCCAAGCGTAAACGTTGATCGTCACGTTTCCCGAAGCCACACCGTTCGCGGACCGCAAACCGGCAAACTGATATAGTTGGATCTGGCCTAAGCCAGTAATATCGTTCAACGATGTGAGATCTGCGTAGTCGTTGTAGTGGAAGAAAGGCAAAACCAACTCCGCTGATGAGACACTCTGCGGATCCAAGTACACACCTTTTCTCTGCGAGATGAGCACTTGGCTTCCTGGCGCATATCCAGCCGTTGCGCCAAGGCGGTTGTTTCCCGTCAGAAATAGTGGTTCATAGAAAGCTCCAATACTACCATAATAAAATGGCGACGCATTAATAAGGAATTTCAAATGCAAATTGCATCTGATAAAACCAAAATTTTCGAGCTTCCTACGAATCGCCGCGTTGGAAAAGAACTGGTTCCAAGGTTCAAAGGCTACCAGCAACCCTGCTGGTGAGCCTATTGTCCAAGCGAACTGAACGATCTTGACAGGTCTATTCAAATACTCTCCTAGACCCGCATCAATACCTCTGTTCACATTCATGTCCATCTGACCGGTCACGTCCTGTTGTGTTGTGCTCTCCTCATTCATGAAATCGACGATCTCTTGTCTGAGGTTAACACCGTTGTCGAGCCCTTCATCGGGGGCCATCCTCTCTGGGTTTGGTGCGCTAGCACCATCGCTAATGGTTGTTGTAGCGAGCTGTTGATTGCCGGGGTCGAAAGCCTGCTCAGACTGACGAACCGTGTGCTCTCTTGTGGGTGGCAACCATACCCTTCCGTGAAAACGGACTTCGGGGAACGCCCCGGTGGCCTTAACCTGCAACTCCACGCTCGGTGTGCTTTTGAGAACATCGTTTTGCACACCGCAGTAACTAGCTGCAGGTTGGTTGATTTGGCTACGACAGTTTTCCTCCGCCGCCGACCTACCTAAAAAGGCAAGTCGGTTTTGCTCCCACGTGAGTCGCGGGTACTGCTTCATGTGAGTTTTTAGCTCAAAGGAAACCTCCACCTGTTGGAGGCAATTCTCAATAAACTCAAAAAACTCTCTCCCATGGTAGAAGCTTTCCATGGAAGCGCTAACCATGGCTTGCGCCAACGCTTGCGCTCTCGAGCAGTCTCTCGGAACCACCTGTGCCACCAACATCTTACCGATAGACGCCTTCTCGAGAGGCCCTACTATGCCATCCACACCTGGATGGTAGCAGAACTTTCTTTTCAAGAAGGTGACTTCTGAAATATGTATGTATGGCACTGACGGTTTTTCCTTCTCTGCCATTGTGTAGCCCACACCCGCCACTTCCAACACCTCTTTGATCCGAGTGTGTGTAAACAGCGGTTTGTGTGGGCTGACACCCACGACGTGGTCATCCCCAAGCGACAGTATCGAAACATGATCAAAGAAGTCGTCCACCTCATAAGTCGTGCTGTATGCATACATAATATACAGTACACAGCAAAAACAATTGAAGATGGTCGTCAACTGATGTCCCGAGACCTCGCCACCATTGAGCGTGACGAGCATGCCAAACCAGTTAACCGTGGGGTTCACCAGATCAGCTTCGATGCACTCCATGACCACTCTCTCTTCCTCAGAGAAATTTCCTGACGCAATCGCGACCTGCTTAATGACCCAAAATGCCCACCTCATGAAAGAGACTGGGAACTTTTTGTCGAATCCTGCAAAGTCGCCTGCGATCATTCTATCGCTCCCGTGTTTCGTGAGGATATCGTGCACTTCACCCCACTGTGAACTGTGCACGTTGACCCCCACGACACAGTGGAAGATCTGCCAATTCCGCTGAACGACCCGCGTGAAACCCAAGAACATCATTCGAACAACACATAGAAAATCAACTGGACAAGAGAAAAAAACTCTCGTTTTTCCAGCGTCATATCTCTGTTGCGTGACTACCTCATCCTTCAAATTTGCATTGAAGATAGGGTGGCCGCGCTCGCCATTCTTGTAACGTTCGAGAAGCGCCTCGATTTTGGCAATGATTTCGTCATCAAAGACGACCCCATCTTGCCAAGTCGGATCATTTAGCGGATTGAGAAACTTCCGCTTGGGCACCAAGTATGGATACCCCATGCTCGTACTTCGTTTGATTCCGTCAACGTATGCCATCCCAGGCATACCGTTGACAGCAACATTCAAAGGATACGCATGGATAAGCTCAAGCTCTTCCCGTGGTAAGTGCGTAAGTATGTCATTCAACAAAACTTCTGCGCATTTTGCCACGAGAACCTCATTGAGACCACGAGCCGGACTCATGTACTCAACAAGGGCTTTCTGCTGAGGCTTCCACCTGTGCATCAAAGGGCAGTGGTACTTCGCAAAGACGAAATCCTCGTGCTGTTTACCGGCTAACTGTTCAGCTAGCTCTGTGTCCTCAACACGACTCTTGTACCTTATGCGAGGCATCACCAGCTCACCATGGTATTGAGCAACACCAGCCTCATGAAAATCAATATAGCTGATGGGACTCTCAACAACATCGTGAGCGACCGGAACCACCGTAGGCAAAACACAACATTCATTCTGGAGTTCAGTCAAGTCTTCTGACCACACTGCTGTGGCCATAACACTATTAGAACCTCTGTCGTAAACGCTGTGAATACCAACGATGGCTGGCCCGTAGCCCGTCGAGATGAAAAGTGGGGACCCACAATCTCCTTTCTCTGTGGGCTTCTCGGGCACTCCACAAAAGACATGACAGGATATCTCATGGTCATCAAACTTCTGCGTAAACCATCTCCGCCGTATGTTGGAAACCTTCAATTTTTTGAGGGATCCGTCAAACTGGCGGATAAGGTAAAACCCATCAAACACACCATCGAAAGACTTCTTGACAAAATTGCCTGAGATCTTCGAATAGAATGTCGACGGTAACGCTTTAGTCCGAATAAACAAGACATCTCTGTCACGCCACTCCTCTAGCTGATAAGGATCCACAAACATGTGGACCTTGCCAGCCAACTCAGCGACTGGTCCTTGGTAAACGGTAAGGTCAAATTTGGTGCGCGGAACTGCATGTGCATTGACAAGCAATCCGGAAGGGAAAGCTATTCCGCGGCTTTCGTTTCGGTAGACCATACCATTACTACTCCAAACACACTGGAAAACAACACAAGATCTATTTAGACTTTTAGCTAGAGCATCTAAGTTCTTCGCCGACTTGTCTTCAAAATCAAGGCTAGTCACCGTGCGTTCTTTCTGGACCCAGACATTGGTCCTCTCATCACCCGCCGCCCGAACCGGCGTGGAAGACTGAACTGTTGGCGCCATGGGGGTTTTGCTGAAAAACTTCACCATAGTTGTCGCCACCAGCGCAACGCTCAGGATTGCAAGTAATCGCTCCACAAACTTGTCTTTCGGAAAGAGTTTTTCAATCTCTTCCTTCACACAAGCTATGAAACTATCATCGCGAACTCCAAGCCGCACATCCACGCGATCCAGAACAAAGTTCCGCACACGTTTGCTTCCTAAAAGAAAGCGCACACACTTTCGGAACCATGAAAAACGGAGATAGCACTCTAACAAGAAAGCGCGTTTCTCCTCCTGAACGGGAGCCTGCTGCTGAGCGAATTCGAGAAAATCCTCCTCGATGAAGTTATCATCGTAGCCCAATTGCATAAGATGAGGGAGGTGGACATGAGCGTAAAACGCTACATCATGCTGATCCACCTCGCGGGAATGGCGGTTCATAATTCTCCTGCAAAAATTCAACAAGAGTCTGATGTTCACAAACCGCGCGCCTCCCACACGTGGGAGCCTCTGCCCATGCCAATGGACTGGGGTATCTTCAATGTCACTAAAAAGCGACTCGTTCACTCCGTCTCGAGCACTGAGCACCTGCGACTCCACTAAAGGAGCCACGCAACTGCACACAGGCTGGGGAAGACTACAATCCTGACACAACACCACATCGGCAAAAGTGGCTGAGCCCTCAACCATACTCACTTGATTGTGGTAGTGACGCAACATGATGGGCTTCATCCATTCAAACAACTCACTTAGAGTGCTGAAAGTGTGTTCCACCTCATACGTCCCAACCATATTCTCATGGCATGTTGGCTCTCTTACCACAAAGTCCCAATAGTCGGTGTAGAGACCGCCATCGGTCTTGCTCGGATCAATCGAAAGTGTGCCAGTTTTCCTGTAACAAGGTTTTACTACAGGTTCAATGTGTATCGGCAACCTTCTCATGACAGCAAAGGATCGACTGAAAAAATGCGGAATATTCATGTCAACAACGTTAGTCGTGACAATCCCGATATCCGCCAACATTGGGGTCTTTCCTTTATCATCGAGTGCGGCTTGGGGGGGGCTAAAGGGCATGTTGTTGAAGATCTTAATCAGCGTGGCGAGCGAGGGATCAACTCCCTGCACTCGGTCAGGCCGATGTTGAGCAACATCATCTAACACTATCGCATACATGTAGGACCGGTAATTCGTAAAATACTCCTCTGATGAGGAATGGAAAAACCGATACTCTGTACCAGTTGGCCTATCAAAAAGAGAAGCCCAATAATGCAAGATCATATCACTCAAATGGGATTTTCCTATCCCGGGTTGACCATACAACACAATGCCTAAGGGCTGGCGTCGCATAGTGAGAGAGGAAGCTAGAGATAGATATCTCTTTTCAAGCGTCTCAAGCTCAATCACCGCACCACAAGTGATGCGTCTCTCGACACTATCTCTCACCATCGACTTCAGCATGCCGTTGCCATCAGCGATAACGGCACGCAGCTCACGCAAATATTCGAAAACATCCAATCGAATGGGTTCAGGATTGTTCAGGAACTCAAAGTTTGCCTTCACCCTTTTGGACTTTTCGATCCACGCGCTCACACCCTCTCCATCGACAAAGAAGCAATCAATGTCACCAGTGATCATGTACATCCTGCCCTGCTTAAGGACGTAAACGACAAGGTCACCAATAGCATCGAAAAAACTCACGCAGTCTTTCATGCGCGGTCTTAACTTCTCCTCCTCAAACCTTGCGAGGCGTGTGGGTTCATACAGCCCCATCTTGACAAACAAACTCGTGGCGACAACGTTATTGAAAACTTTCAAAAACTTGTCACCAAAAGGTGAGTGTCTCATGGCTTTGTAATTTGACCACAGCCTCTCAACGTCGTCACTCCATCCGCTACTACTTTGTCTCATAAACAAAGGAGCGAATTCTGTGACGACCATCACACTCAACTGCTGCATCATCACGGCTACTGATTTTCCTGTGACACTCCTCACAAAAGAACCAATAGCTATGACGACGTCGTCCGTGCACCGCGACGCCTGCCACTGATACATCAACGCACCAACATCCTCCATCAGCTTAACAGCTTTCGGAAGCG